TCATTAATTGTAGCTTTATAAACTGGATATTTTAACATTGCGCAAAAATAAAAAGTAAAAAAAAATTAGTTATTATTTGGTACCGTAAAATAAAGCTTTAATTTGATTTTTCATTGGAACTCTATGATTCAATGATTTTTGTTTTATCATTCCTAAATAAACTCCAAGTTCAAAAATTTTCATGATTGCTTTTTGAATCTAAAAATCCATTAACGTTTCCAGATAATACATTTTTTAAAAATTCTATTTTTATTGCAAGTGGCATACTCATAACTTATATTCTTGTTTAATCAATCGATTCAAATGTTCAATCCAATCTGAATTTTTTGGAGGGCCTAAAAGTTTGAGAATGTTTACTACTTTATGCATCCATATTGGAACGCGTGGACGAGTTGATTTATGTTTGTTTTTGGGGCGACCTCTTTTTTTTATTTGCATACTTCTTAAATTCTCAATAAATTAATTTTGAAACTAGTATTAATTAGATCAAAATCGCATCTATCATAAAAAACAAAATCATATTTATTATCTTTTTTTTCATTTACTTTTGTATGATATACAACTTCAACTCTATTTGATAAAAATGATTTCAAATACTTAATTGTAAATTTATCCCTAGTTACTATCAAAACATTGAAAGATTTAAGAGCTAAATAATTTGACCATTTTAGAATATTGAAAGTTCCACCTGTTGAAGGTTCATATCCAATTACTAAACTATTCGTTTTGTTTTCAATCATTTGATTCATTAACGATTCAAAACGATCTTCAAATATTTTCAATTTATATACTTCTGTATTCATACTTCTTAAAAAGGGTATTTTTCAACCCCTCAAACAAATTAAACTAATTTTATAAATAAATGACAAATAGACTTTTAATAAAAAGCGGATTTTAACCCGCTTCAATAATATTGTTGTTATTTCGTAAGATGCTGCAAATATAAAAGCTTTATTTTACGGTACCAAATAATAACTAATTTTTTTTTACTTTTTATTTTTGCGCAATGTTAAAATATCCAGTTTATAAAGCTACAATTAATGATGATCCGCAAAATGGTGTTTATGCTATTTCGCTAGTGGACCAGCCTGCAATTAAAGAAGACTTTATTGCTATGTTTGCGACTTTAGAAAAGGCTAAGCTGGTAACATTAAGTGCAGATAAAACGCGTTTGATTGGTCCTGTCTTAATTCCTGACATGCCAATTTTGCGATTACACAAACAAACACAACAATATTATTACATTGTTTATGATAAAGAGGTAATCAAACAAGCTAAAGATAAGTTTGTTTCTCAAAATTTAATTACTCAATCTAACTTACAACATGATTCTACTCAAAAAATAAAAGGGTCATTTATAGAAAACTGGTGTATTGAGTTTAAGGAACATGATAAAAGCAACGGATTTGGATTTGATTTGCCGGTCGGAACTTGGATGGCTGAATTCAGAGCTTTTAATCCTGCTGACTTAACAGATGAATTTCTACAAAAATATAAAGGATTTTCAATCGAAGCATTTTTTGATTTGGAGCCTATCGAACAAAATTTAATTATTATGGAAAACACAAAAAGTAAAACGATTTTGGATTTCTTGCGTGGTTGGTTTGGTGCTGGTTATACACTAGATACTAAATTAGAAGACATTGCAGAACCTAATCCAAATGAAACAACAACCCCTGAAGAGGTGCAAGTTAAACAATTAGTATTTGTAACAAGTGATGGAGTTTCAATCAATTGGGATGAAGAAACAATGATGTGCAACTACTTAAATGAGGATGGAAGTTTAGGAGATGTTGTCCCTGATGGAGTTTATCCTTTGTCTGATGGAAGTAATTTGATTGTCACTGAAGGTTTAGGAAGTATTGAATCCGTTGAAATGGTAGCTCAAAAAGCTTTAGTCATTCAAAAGGATTTGATTATTCAAAACCAAATTCAAGAAATTGAAATCCTTAAAAAGACAATTGTAGAACTAGGTAAGCAACCAGCTGCAAAGGTAGAACTTGTAACTAATAGCGAGCCTGTAAACATTAAACAAGAAACTTTAACATTATCACAAGCAATTCAACAAGGCATTAACAAAGCTAAAAATAAAAAATAATCATGGGAAAAAATAACGAGGTTAAGCAAAGTATCGTAACTGATATTACTTATACAGTTCCTGAAACTGCTGAATGGTATGCAGAGGCATTGGCTTCTACTGATCCAATTAAAACAGGTATTGCAACACTAATTCCAAACATTGGAAAGAAAAGAAGACTAGGTTTTGTATCTGGTGTTTCAGGTTTGCAAGGTGACAACCTTTCATGCGCTTGGAATGCTTTAGGAGATATTACACTTTATGAAAAAACGTTTGAAATTAAACGTTGGAAAATCAATAAAGAAGAATGTTTCAGAACTTTGAAAGATAAGTTTGAAAACGCAGATCAAGTTGAATCTGATGTAACTCAAATTTGGATTGACGACACAAAAAGACACACTGCTTTAGATATTAGTAGATGTTTTTGGATTGGTGATACTGGAGCTGCAACAGTTCCATTGAATGTTGCAGATGGTATTCTTACTCAATTAGCAGATGATGCAACTTCTGAATTAGGTGTTGAAGTGACTGGTTCAATCTCAACTACTACTTTAACTGTTACTGCTGTTGATAAGGGTTACATGTTGCCAGAAGGAAACATGCAATATCTTAAGCCAGGTGATTTAATTACGGGTGTTAACGTTGCTGCAAATACTTACATTGTTGAGCAATTGACAAAGGTAGGAGAGTTTGACGGTGGTATTGGAACTTATACAGTTTCGGTTTCTCAAACTGCTGCAAGTGCTCCAATTAATACATCAACTGTAATTGATCCTAATCCAATTATTGTAGCTTCTCAAAGTACTACTGTAATGACTGTTACAAAAGTATTGCAAGGAAAGTTAAGAGTTGGTCAAGTTATTAGCGGTGGAACTTTTGCAGCTAACACTACTATTGTAGCTCAATTGACTTCAACTGATTCAAGCGATGGAGGTACAGGAACTTATACAGTTTCAAATTCTGCAACTGTTGCTTCTGTTGTTGCTAAGGCTAGATTCGCAACTTATAACGCTTCTAATGCTTTGTTTGTGTTACAAGACTTATATGCTGCAATTCCTTTTCATAACTTTGCAGACATGCCAATGCCTGAATTTTATTTTGTGTTTAATCCAATGTTCAAAAAGTATTTACAGCAAATTAACAAAAAAACTGCTGATGAATATGGTTTAGTTTTAAATCAAGGTGGAACTTATAAAGATGGTTCTGGAAATACAAGCCCTGACTTTTCACAAAATGAAGATTACTTCTTAGGTGTTCCAATTAAATATGCAATTGGCTTTCCTGCAAATAAAGCGTTTAGTTCACACATGGAAAATATCAAGGTTCCTGCAACTTTAGATCAAGCTGATGAGCTTTTAGCATTAGAAGTTTTCCCAGATCAAACTAGATTAACTGACAAGGTTTACATGAAGTCTGCTGCTGGTTTTGGATTTGGCTACATTAGAGGTCAACACATCATTTACACATTTTAATTAAAATTAAAAAATGGGAATTTGTCTTACTGGTACCATTGAAGGTATCTCGAAATATTGTGGAAATAATCTAGGTGGAGCGAAAACGCTCTATCTAGGTTTAGTTGATTGGTTGGAAGGTGCAGACGCTGGTTATTTACTAGATGCTGACGGTGCAATTACTGACATTTTTAAGGCTGAAGTTAGTGCTGGTGTTTATCCTCAATTGGTTAAAATCGAATCTAAAGAGGATTCAATCTTTGCAAGTTCTGTTTTTGATCCTGCTTCAGGTTCTTGGAATCAAACAATTGGATTTACTGCTCCAAGTTTAGCTCAAGAGGTTACAAATGCAATTAAGAAACTTGGAAGTAATGAAAGAATCTTTGCAATTGTGGAAACTAGAAATCCAACTTCACAAGTTCAATTTGGAGGAAATCAAAGGATGTTACTTGCGTTTGGTATTGATAACGGTTTAAAGATGGCTTCTGCTACCGGTCAAACTGGTACAGCTAAAACGGATGTTTCAGGAAATATCGTTACCTTAGGAGGTAATGAGAATGAAGAGATGTATGAAATCAGACCTTTATATGGTGTTGCTGGTGTTGTAACGGGTTCAATTGCTGGAACAACTTTGACTGTTACTGCTGTAACTTCGGGTGCTGTTGATGTTAATTCGGTTCTTAGTGGTTCAGGTGTTACAGCTGGAACAACTATTACAGCTAGATTAACGGGTACTGGAGGCGTAGGAACGTATACAGTAAGTGTTTCACAAACTGTTGCAAGCACTACAATTACAGGCGCAAAGGTAACTAAAGCCGCTCCTTCAACTGCTGGAACGTATACCAAGCAACAAGAGTTTATTGATAACTTGTTAAGTTCAACAAGTGCATAGGTTCTGAATTAGAATAAGAAAACCCCTCGTGATTGAGGGGTTTTTTGTTTTAGAAGAGTGTTGTTTGAATTAGATTACCTTTTTTATTCCATGCTAAAATTTCAATACTTCTTTTATCAGAACCTCCAGCAAGTTTGTTTCTTTTTGATTTTTGCCAAATGACTTCAAAGTTATCTGGAACGTTTTCAAAGTAATCAGAAAAAACAACAGTCGATTCATGATTAGCAGCCCATTCATAAAAAGAATTATGATCAAATTGTAAGCCATAACTCCCTTTAGTTTTGTTTGAGTTGTAAGGAATGTCGCAATAAACAATAGAATTTTCTTTTATAAAAACATCTTTATAATCAAAATTATAAGTTTCCAGCCTTTCCAGACTTTCCAGCCTTTCCAGACTTTCCAGCCTTTCCAGCCTTTCCAGACTTTCCAGCCTTTGCAGACTTTGCAGACTTTGCAGCGATCTGCTTAAAACGCATTTTCTAATCTTAAATCGCCTTTGATGTTTAGGAGTTTTTAATAATATCTTTGCCTTTGATGCATCAAATTGAATAGTGTAATTTTCTGGTTTTTCAAAAACTCTATTACTCATGATTTCAAAGGATTCAATAATTGTTTCTTCTGAATCTGTAAAGCAAATGTTATGCAAAGCTTGTTTGAATGGCATTAAATCAATAGAGTAAAGATAATCTTTTTGATTATTCCCAAAACTCCAGCAACTTAAAACTAATCCTTTGCGAGCCGAATCTGGACCATCTTTAATTTCTTTGAATTGTTCTGAGGTTATAAATTCGCTTTTAGGTAAATGCCATTCAAAGTTACTTTCAATCAATGAATTAAAAGCTAAATATATAGATGTGTTCAATTCATTGTATATTACCCGATCGTAATATTTATATGCAGTTTCACTTATGGTTCCACCACCTCCAAATAAATCATAAAAATTTTTATACTCTGGAAATGATCGACGTAAAAACAAAACTAATTCTTCTGCAATTTCTGATTTATTGCCCTGATAAGGAAGTCCCATAATAATATCTCATCGTTTTAATCACCCACCATTCGTTCCCTCTATACACCCCATAAGGAGTATTATAATAAAAAATACTTTTTGCTAAATCTCCTTCAGCTCTAGTAATACACCAATTCATTAAACTATCATAGTTTGACATTTGGTCCTGTATACTTAACTCTATTGCGTCGGCTCCAAGTTGTTGAAATAAGCCACTCGAAATCTTCCCTATTCGTTTTTCTAACCTATAAATCCAAGGTTGGTTATTCGATTCTAGTTTAGCCTTAGTGAGCATAAGCCATTCAGGAGTTAAGCGTTTCTTGAGCCTCCATTCGTATCTGAGTGCATCCTGGCTGAGTGTATCAGGGTAACCAAATACTTTACATGTTGCATCTTCGTAATAATCATTGTACTGGATGCAAGTGTAAGCGTCGGGAATTGGCTCGGGTTGCTGCTGTTTAGTTGAACAGCTAAGGAGAAATAAGCTAAGAAATAAGATCGCTGTTTTCATAAATGCTCCTCTAAAATTGTATCATAAAATCCTATATGCTCATCAATAGGGAGTAAATCCCCATTTAATACTTCCGCTGCTAATAATTTAATAGCTAACATTTTGAGTTTTGCATCAGGATTTAAATCCGATTCATACTCTTTCAATCCATTGCGAATAGTTCGCACATCCAAGCCTGTAATAGCTTGTATTTTGTTTATAAGTTCTTTGTTTGTCATATTTTAAAGAGTGGGGGGCTTTCGCCCCTTTGGGGTTAAAATTGTTCAATTAAATAATCAATGTTTTCTTTTGCTCTATTAATTGGTGCGACTGATTGAGCTATTATAACATCATTTAAGTGCTTAGAGGTTAAACACTCCATTAATTTTGAAGCCTCGTTTATTAACTTTTGAGCTTTTAATATTTGTTTGTTTTGCAGTAAGTTCCATTTTTTTATTCATTTATGCTACAAATTACGGTATTATTTACATAACTTGCAAATTATTTGTAAATTATTTTTTACTTACTTTGTTAACTTATTGATTATCAAGTAAATTATTTTTTAGTAACTTTGTAATAAAGATTTCTAAAGCTATTTCTTTCAATTCTAATTTGTTCTTTTTCCTGCAATAAATCTTTATTTTCTTGATTTAATTTCTTTATTTCCAATTGCATTAATTCATTTTGTTTTCTCAATTCTGAATTATTCCAATAAGTTTTAGTTAACTTTTTTTTCAAATCAAGTTGCTCAATCTCGTTGAACTCCTTTTCTTTTCGAATTACTTCATTTTGTCTTTTTTGAAATTCAAGCTCTAATTTAGTTCCTGTTATTCTTTCATTCAATGCAACATTAAACGCTGCTATTCGCTCATTCCAGAGCTCTTCAATGTTGGTTCGTTCTTCAGTTTCGTATTTTTTGTTCAGCATAATTCTTTTTGTAATTGAAAAATAATTTTCCATACATCATTATCTGTTAATTCATTCTTGAAATAGTCATAATTTAACTTTTCAAAATCCAGTACTTTTGGAGCAATTCTTTTATAAGTTGAGTATAAAATACCCTTATTTGTTTCTTCTTCTAGTTGCATGGCATTAACTCTGTAGTGGTTATGTAATCGTTATAATTATCCAATTTAAGATCATTGCATTTCTTCAAAAACTCCTTAGAAAAACCTTCTTTTAGCAATCTTTTAATAAGTCTGATTGATGCCGTTTCTTCGTCTTCTGCATAAATTTTATGCGTCCTTTGTTGAATATGTTCTAAAACTGTTCTACTTTTCCTTGCCTGCAAAGCTTCTTTTGCTTCCTTTTCAGATTTTAGATCATAACAAAACATGTCCAGTTTTTTCATTTCTTTGCGAATCTGAGCAGTGCAGACTCTAGCATTCTTTTTTAGTTTCTCAACTACTTTGAATTTATATTCTTTTCCCATTCTTCCCTCGTTAATTGTTGATTCGGTTCTCCTAAATTTACTAATTTAATTTAATGGCATTTGCTCTGAGTTTACGATTGAAAGTTAGTCCTTTAATATTGCACCTTGCCATTATTTTTTAATAATTAGTTGGTTGCCATGCGATTAGAGTAAAACTATAAACTCCATCTTTTTTATTTGCAAACCATGATTGTAATTGTTCCCATGTTAAGCCATCATTTTTTGCAACTCTTTTTTCTTCACATGAAACATTGAAAATCCATGAAATAGTATTATTTGTTATCTCAATTGCAATTTCTAATAACTCCACCACCTCAAACTCCTCGCAAAATATTTCTTGTTTGGAGTGATAGGGTTTGCCTGTCCAATATCTCATAGAAATTTGATCTCCAATTTTCCACTTGTTTGTTTCAGGTCTGATTGTGTGGATTTTTTCACCACTAAATATTTTTTCTTTGAAATTCGTAGGTTCACCAGCATTAATATGCTTTTGTGGGAACACCTTGCTAAATGTTAGTACTTTCATTTCTTTCTAATTCTAATTATATTTTTAATTTGTTTCTTTCCAATTCTTTGATTTTCAAAAGTGTATCGATGCCATTTCTGGAAATCAATATCTATATCAACTCTAATTTTTTCAACATCTACTTCTTTTATTTTACCTTCTTTGAAATGTCTTAATAAAATTAAATCTGCTTCCCTTGCAACGTTTCCCCAGCATAATTTTTGCATATCTAATAAGCAAGAGTTTTCATTTTTTGCAAATACTTTTTTGAATGTATTTTTTGTTTGAACTACAAATTCATCATAGATAAATTTCTTTTCAATGTTTACGATATATTGATTCATATTCCTCTTTCGTTAACTGTTTATTCGGTTCTCCTAAATCTTTGATTATTTCTTTTTTAATTATTTCCATTCCTTTGTAAAATTTTGCATCACTCAATAAAACGCAGCCTTTTAAGTTTATTAATTTAGATGCGTTTTTAACGGTTAAATTTGCGTAGACTATTACTAACATATATTTTTAATTTAGTGCTCTTAAATCGTTGTTTCTTTTTGAATGCGTGCAATTAATAGTTGGAATTCTTCTAAGCTTCTAACAATATCATAGCTAAATCCATTTAGCTCAATAAGCTTTTGCCATTCTTTTTGTTTTTCGCTTTGCCTTCCAGCTAAATCTTTTATTTCAATCATATTTGCTTTTCCTGCAAAATAATAAACTAAATCACTTCGACCTGCTTGCAATCCTAATGCTTTGTTTTTATTTCCATCAATTGCATTCTTTGAGTTGCCTAAATTGTAGCATAAAAGCCCTCTATCGGCTGGAAATGTGTTGTGAAACCAAATGTAACACGCTTTTTGTATCTGTATTTCTGTCATAATGTAGTAGTGTAGTAGGGTAGTATCGTAATTTGATTTAGATTACTGAATTGAATAAAAAAAATAAATTTAAAAAAATAAAAAAATGTTTTTGGTTGTAAGTTTTTAATTTTACCCTACTACACTACTACAAATTGTAGTAAGTTAATATATTATTTTCTAAAGAATTTATTATTAATAAGTTAGTAGAGTAAAACGCTAAAATATTGTAGTAGGTTGTAGTAGCTTGTAGTAGGTTAAAGCCTTATAACCTCATAAGCTTTTGCAGGTTTTCCATTTATTCTTGTTGATTTTTGATCTCCAAAGATTTTTTTTAATTGAATTCCTAATAACTTTGAGCTTTTAAGTATCTGTTTTGATTCTGTTTCAATAATGATTTTGATATCAGTTGAAGTTAAAAATTCTTTGTGTCCAGTATCTCCTAAAAAAGGACTTTTGAAATATTTGTTAATTAACTCATATTCATAATTGATAGTTTGAAATAACTCTCCAAACTTATCTAAAAATTCAAGTTCTTTTTTGCTTAACTTATAATCAAACCCTTTATCATACAATCTTTTAGCTTCCATAAATAATTCATCTTTATCAATTGAGTTATAAAGATCATGATGTATTCTAAAAACTTCCACCGGCAAAATTCTAGTGTTACCAGTTGGATCATTAATTACTTCTTTATCATTTGAAGTTCCACATAAAACTGCTAATCTTTTGAAATCCTCATTATTACGTCCATAAGGAGCACGCAAAGAAAAGATTGCTTTTGATGTTAATTCTTTGAATCTTTTTTCGTCCTGTTTAGATTTACCCCCCATTTCATCATTCATTACAATTAATTTTTGAGTCATAAGTAAATCGTCATCTTTTCCAGCATCCATTTTAGATTCTGCATAATACTTTTGAAGGTCTTTAGGTAATAAACGCCTAAACCATTCAGTCTTTCCTGTATTTTGACCACCAACTAAGGCTAAAACAGATCTAATTGGATAGCCATCAGTGGCTGCAATCAAAGAAACAAACCATTTTTTAATAAATATGCTTGTAAATTCAATGATTTCATCATAAGAATCTATTGTTTTGCATAATTTATCTAAATTTCCGTTAGATTCTCTATGATTATTTGCCTTAAAATACTCTTCAAATGGGTTAAATTCGGTAATTTCTTCTGAAAAAATGATTCTTTCAAGTATATCGTAGGTTAAAGCAGGTATATTAAACGCCTTTTTAGCCTTCAAAAAGATAGAATTTAGCTTTCTTTGGCTTAAAATTTCCCCTTTATTCTCTAAAATTCGAGTAATTACGTTTAATTTGATGTCATAATGCTTATTTAACCAAGAAATCAACGTTTCAATTAGTTTATCAGCATCTCCAGAAACGCTTGCAAGTGTAATATTTTGATCTTCAATTACTTTTTTTGCAAACTCTTCAGCGTTTTTTAGCTCAAAATTATACTGATTTACAAGGTTTTGAGCTATCAAATCAACACTTAAATTGTTACTTTTGCCAATTACAGCCGTATTTAATGCAGCTTGATTCACTTTTGGTAGTTGAAAACCAGCATTTTGAGCCATAAAATAGAAAGTTCCGACACTTATTCCAGACTTACGATTTTTAAGAGCCTCATCAAATTGCTTATCTGCTGCTCTTTGAGTGTAAGTTGCATCATTAAAACAAAGTGCATGAAAATAACCCCTTCCGGTTTCTCCAAATCCATCTGCAAGTGCAAAAGCTAAGTTTCTATACTCTTCATAAGTTGGAGCAATTGAAATTCCACTTCTTTGAATTTCTTGAACAAATCCATCTATTTCAGAATTGCCAAAAACTAAATTTAGCGACTTTGGTTTTGTTTTCTTTTCTGCATTTTGTTTTGAAACTTTCGATTTTTCATTAATATAACAATTTGCATCATAAGAAACAAAACGAAGCGAAGCAACATTAACAGGAGCGTCATCAATATAAATTTTATATGTATTAAAATAATAATCTCTTAAAAACCTAATGGATTCTTTGTGTTTTTCCTTATTGATTTTAACAATTACAACTAATCCATTTCCACCTGCTGACTTAAATACAGCATAACTATACTGATCATTGCAAAGGTCTTCAAAACAATCAATTCTATGATCAATATCAATTTGAACAAATCCAGAATGTTGAATTAATCCAGTTTCTTTACGTTCGTTGAAAGTTCCTGAAACTGTTACAGCTGGTAAAAGAATTTTGAAGGCTTTTCGCTCGTCATCATTCTTTGCATTTCTGATTTTTTCAACTACTGTTTTCCAGTGACCATATTTAACTTTATTAATAAAGTCATTTATAGTAATTACATCAATTGGAGTAGTGTTTTTTGCGTTTTGAAATATACTTATGTTCATAAATATTTATTATCCTGAAATTCAATGTTTTTAATAGTATGCAAGTAAGGAACTAATTTAATTAAATCAGCATTTCCACAAAATTCATTATCTTTATTCCATTTTTGAACTTGTGTAACCATTATTGCTTTTCCACCTTCTACATTTTGGTATAACTTAAAAACTAGTTTACCCTCTCCATTTTGTAACTCTTTGAGTGTTAAATCTTTCATTTTTTTAGATAAAAAAAACCCCAATGGCCGAATACAAAGGGGTTAAGTTAAACAATTAATTGTTTAATGTTAGAAAATTAAAATATTCGACCCTTTTAATTTTCGAGTTCACAAAGATAATAGATAGTTTTATTATTTCAAAATAAAATTTGGAAAATCACAATCATTTATTTTTTCAAGTTGTGATTTTACCCAACCTTTTTTATAATTAAAAATATTTGCATATTTTTGAATATAGCCTTTCTGTAATTCATAACTACAACTCCCATCACTATATGCAATTCCTCTTAATATTCTCCATATAAAAGTTGGTTTGTACTTTTTGCTTTTTTGCAAATCAGATAATTGAACAATACTTAAATCTTTAACCCTTAATCCTTTCAAATGTTCAGGTACTTTTGCAATATCATTTACAACTTCAACTAAAACGCCTTTTGAAATTTCCTTTTCCAATATCGGAAACTCATATTCGCAATACTCACAAAACTTTGCAGATACAGCCAGCATCGCTTCACATTTTGGGCAACTTTTTACGGGTGAAATACCTTCGCTTTTCTTTTTTTTCTTTTCTTCAAGGCTCCAAACTCTTTCAGCATTCCAAAGTCCATGCCTGTCATGATTTCCACCAAAATCATAAATCGTAAAACGCTCCTTTTTTTCAGGAATTACCCGACTTCCACGTCCGCACATTTGAAGCCACAAAGCCAACGATGTTGTAGCTCTAACAATTATAATATTTTCAATTGTGGGTTCATCATAACCAGTTGTTAAGATTCCACAATTAACCAAAACATCAAAGTAACCCCTGTTAAATGACTTTAGAATTCTTTCTCGTTCTTCTTTTTGGGTTAAACTTGTCACAACTTCGCTCTTAATATTACGAGCCCTAAACGCTTCACAAGTATCAATTGAATGCTGAATATTACAACAAAATACAAGTGTTTTTTTGCCATCAAATACATCTACAAATCCATCAAACACTTTTGACTTCTTGAAATGCTGCAATTGAGATTCTTCAGTGAATTCACCAGCCTCTTTTTTTAGATCTGAAAAGTCATCCACCATTTGAAACGCTTTTGGAGTGCTCAAATAACCAGATTCAATGAGTTCAGGAATGTCAATGTTTTGAATTATATTTGTATAATACTTAATTATGTGCTTTCCGATGGGTGTTGCAGTCGCTCCGACAACAAAGCAATTAGGAAACAAATCAAGTATCTTTGTAAAGTTCCCTTTGTGCGCTTCGTCAATAATAATTAAGTCAGGATTTATATTTAACCCTTTTTTGATTCTATTATTGAGTGTTTCGACCATTGCGACAAATATTTTAGCGCCTTCGTATATTTTTTTGTTAGTCGGGTCTATTCGTTCAATAGGTAGATCATGTTTAGAAATGGTTTTAAGTGCCTGCGTGCAAAGTTCCGTTCTATCAGTTAAAATTAAAACCGTTTTACCTTTTTCCGATGCTCTTTTAGTCATTTCTGCAAATGTTACTGTTTTTCCTGCTCCAGTTGGAAGGCACAAAATCTGTCTTTTATGCCTTCTAAAATTTTCGTTTAACAACTGAATAGATTCTTCTTGATAGGGTCTTAATTGCATCCTTCAATTTCCTTATTAATACACTCTAAACAAGCTTCTAATCGTTTTTTAGTGTAACCTCCCCAAATATTACTCATTGCAATATTGAGATTACCTCCAAAATCCAAATCATTATCACTAAAAAATACTCCATAACTCCAATGATCACACCAAAATTCAGAAATTTCTAAATCAAACATTTTATCTAATTCAAGTTTGCAATAAAATGCAGCCTTTTGCAGGTCCTGTAATTTGTTTCCTTTATGTTCACACCTCCAAATATATTTAATCACGTTAGAAACGTTTCCTAAGTACAAAGAATTGATTTTATGACATGGTATTGATTGAGTATTGTAGTGAGTAGGTTGGTTTACTTGTTCTTTCATTCTTTTAGATAATTAATTGATCTTAAATATTTTTGATGTAACATTACTAATTGCTGATATCTTTTAATTTTTCGGATTGTCTTTTTGCCTACTTTATAATTCGTTTTTACTCCTTTCATTCTAATGTTTTTTCTTTTGAAAAAATTATGATATGCAACTTTCAAAACAAAATACTCTAATTTAGTCTTTTCTTTTTTGATTTTCATTTTCCAACGTTTAACGGTGCTTTAATTTGTGGGTGTGGGTTGTAGTTTTCTAGGGTAAAATCTTCAATTGAAAGAGAATCAAGAAAATCAAATGCAAGTAAATCAGTTTGAGTCCAAGTTAATGCAATCTGAAGTCTTGGCAATTCTTTTGGCGCCCTTTGGATTTGTTCCTGCACTTGCTCAATATGATTTTCATAAACATGAACATCGCCAAATGAAAAGATTAAATTTCCAACTTCATAATCACAATAAAACGCAATGATATGAGTTAATAAAGCGTAAGAAGCCAAATTATACGGAAAACCAATAAAAAAATCACATGAACGCATTTCAACTTTGCAATCCAATTTGCGCCCTCTAACATTCATTTGAAAACCTTTATGACAAGGCGGTAAAACCATGTTTTTAAGGTCTGAAACGTTCCAACACTCAACAATATGCCTTCTTGAATTTGGTTCGTTTATAAGTCCTTCAATTAGATTTACTATTTGATCATTATTTGGCAAATTTCTCCATTGATGCCCGTAAATTGGACCACCTGAATAAATAAATTCGTTTTTTCTAACTGATTCAATAAATTCATTTAATGAAAACTTGTCGTTATGTTCCCAAGCTCTATAAAAATCTTTATTCCAAATATTGCAGCCATTTTCAACTAAATAATTCAAGTCGGTTCGACCTTTGAGAAACCAAAGCAACTCAACTACAATATTTTTGAAATTAACTTCTTTAGTTGTCACCATTGGAAAACCTTTGCTTAAATCGAATTTGATCATTTCTCCAAAAAGTGAATAAGTTGGAATTTGCCCTTCTCTTGCGGCTTCTTTTTTCGTTCCTGAAGCTAGGATTTCTGTAAGTAGTTTGTGATATTGTTTCATTTTACCATTTATTTTTAAACATTTTTGAACTTTGCGGCCTAAAATCTTTTTGATTATATTTTGCGTTTTGCTTTTTATCGTAAGGGTTTGAATTTTCTCCCTCGATTGTAAAATAACTAATCTGTCCAATTGGCATACCTGGATAAACTATTACGGGTTGAGTCACTACTAATTCAAGAGTCCACCAATTGCAGAATCCTGCATCTCCTTTGCCTGCTGTTACATGAATTTGAATTCCTAATCTACCTGTTGAACTTTTGCCTTCCAAATAAGGGACGTGTTTATGCGTTTCTGTATATTCAACAGTTGTTGCTAAATATAAAACGCCTGGTATTAACTCATAGCCTTTTTCAGGAATGCAAAAATGTTGAATTTCATTATCTATTTTAGCATCTAAAACAACATCTTTGTAAACTGCAAAATATTTGCTTAAGTGTACATCATAGGAGTTTGTACCAAGTGCATTTGGATCAAAAGGAACGATTATAATATTACCTTCCTTTGCATTTTTTAGGATTTGCGAACCTGTTAATATACTCATAATTAAAACGGATAAAAATATGCTGCAACTTCTTGTAAGGTATGAAATGGTGTTTTTGTTTCTTCAATTTCTTTTGAATAGAGCATATAATATTCTTTATATCCTTTTTTTTTGTGTTTTTTTAACTCATAACCATTCTCATTTGCAAGCTTTTTAACGTCCTCAAATGTAAGTTCTTTAGTAATTACTGTAAAGTTAACATCTTTCAAATATTCAACTATTTCAATTAAATAATCAAAACTTACTGTTTCATATTCTGATATAATTGCATATTGATCTAAACAATCGTAGTGTCTTTCTAGAATAGTTCTTTCTACTAGTTTATATCCTGCTTTTTTAGCAATAAATTCAACTTCATAAAAAGTAGGTTCCTCATAAGGCCAGTATTCCAAAACGCTTTGAATATCCTTAAACTCAATAGTTTCTTTATTAGATAATTTGATTTTCACATCTTTAATTTCCAATACTTTTGCATTGAATCCCTTGCCTTCGTAAAGCTCAAAGTGATAATGTTTGTTTTCTTCTACTTTTATCATTTTAACAGTTGAATTAGTGTGAATAGTTGATTTGCGTTGAGTTGTTTTAATGGTTGTAAATTCAAATAAAAATGAACAAAGTCCCATTCAATAGTAAAGCAATTAATTTTAACATTTAATGACATTATATTAATTACTTTGTGATATTCAAACCCCATCTCCCTAAAAATCTGTTCTGAGATTTGAGTATTTTCATTCTCAAAATAGTAATAATCTGCTTTGTACTCCATAGGATGTCCAAACGGTGCAATAAGCTTAAATGTGGGTTCAGTGCCTTTCTTGTTGTGGTACTGTAGATTCATATTCATTCGATGCATGTCTTTTGGATCGCTTAAATCGTAAAGCTTGCAATCGTGGTGGGTGAGTAATTGGGTTTTATTCATTTTCTAATATTTTATCTGTAAGCTTAAAACAAGTCCCTTTATGCGATGCAGTATTATTTTTATCAATCGTTAAATAACCTTGTTTTACTAATAATTTACATCTTTGAACTATTTGAGGCGTTTTTAATTTAGATTTCAGATCAAAATTTCTAGTATTTAACCACCAACTTTGACAACTATTTCTCCCGTCATTTAACATTATAATTTCTTTTATAGCAAAATATATTTCATTTGCCTCTTTTTGAATTTCTTGTCTTGTTTTCATGGCTGCAAATATACGGCTATTTTAAGAAATAAAAAATTCTTAGAAAAATAAAAATTTAAGTCATTGAAAATGAGGTTAATAAAATTATTCAATAAAAAAATCTTACAAGAAATTAGGATAAATAAAAAAAGCGACGTTACTTTGTGTCATTGAAATGGTCGGGTGGTGTATTGGCAGGCACTAAGTCGGAAGACTGAAAAGGTTGATCTCTTTTGTAGGTTCGAATCCTACTCCGACCACGACACTTGGAAAGACAAGTTAAGGGTTTATAAGTGTACCGTCAGAAACTTAAAGTTATATTTCTTGCGATCAAAAAATAGGTAGCGTTTAGGGGTCAACAGTAGGGCAGTTGAACTAGATAAAAATCTAGTACCTTAGTCGGTTTCATGGGTTCGAATCTCATTAAACGCTCAAGTAATTTAATTAAAACAAAAGATGGCAAAAGAAAATGATATCGATTGCATGAAACATCGTAAATCTACTCACTTAGCAGGGATTGACGTTGAAACAATTCAATTAGAAAAGAAAAAATGCATATTGACAATTAAGGAGGCTTATTATCAAGACAAAGTAAATGTTTCAGGAAATAAAACAGATGCTTACTTTATTTCATTTGAAGAGCCTGAAATTAAAGATATGGTTGTAAATTCAACTAATCGAAAAGTAATTAGTAATTTAGTAAAGATTGCTAAAAACTTGACTACAGCAGAGTCTAGGAATTTAAAAAACTGGGTAGGGTTAAAGATTGAATTGTTTTTTGATCCAACTATTAAAATGATGGGTCAAGTTGTTGGAGGAATTCGAATAAATGAATCTTTTACACTTCCAAAATTAGAAATTGATTCCGAAAACTTCAAAAACTGCAAAAAAGGAATTGCAAACGGTTACACTATGGATCAAATAAAACTAAAATACATTGTAAGCAAAGAAGTTGAGGAGGCTTTATTAAAACCATGAGTTTATTCAAAATTCGAGCATCACAAGCTTATAAAATCTATTCAAAAAGATGGATTTTAACAGAAACTGCAAAAACTTACTTGAAAGAATATGTTGCAGGTGACAATGAACAAATCAGATCAAAATACTTTGCAAAAGGGAGTACAGTTGAAGAAGAATGTATTGAATTTGCTGCAAAAGTTTTAGATTTGGGTTTTTTAAGTAAAAATCAAGAGCAAAAAGAGGACGATTACTTTACTGGATGTCCTGACATTGTTTTGAATGACTGTATAATTGATGTAAAAAGCCCTTGGAACATTAAAACTTTACATGATCATGTTTTAGATCCTGTTCCAATGATGTATTATTTGCAACTTCAAATTTACATGCACTTGTTTAAGAAATCTAAATCTATTTTGTTTTATGGTTTAATGGATACTCCAATTGAAATTGGATTTAACGAAACAAATTATGAAAGTTTGCCAGATGAACAACGCTGGTTTGCTTACCAAATCGATTTTAACCAACATATTATAGACGAACTTATTCAATTAGTAATAGAATCAAGAAAATTCATTACATCGCATCAAAACGAGTTAAAAAACGTTTTAGGGAAATTAAAAGTTTATGGAGAAAGTAATAAAAACGCACATTTAGGAGAAAACGCACCTTTTGAGATATGAAAAATACAGAAAAGTTTAAAGTTGGAGATAAAGTAAAAACTAAAGGTGATTTAGGTGGATTTATTTTAACTATTACAAAGATTTATAACGATCATTATTGCGCTGCAAAAGGTTATGGTAAAGAAAGACATTTTAACATGCAATATTTAGAATTATCATGAAGCCACTATTTTTTGACATCGAAACGGCTGGAATAGCGGCCGTTTTTGAAAATTTAACTGCAGAAATGCAGGACGCATGGAAATTAACTGGAAAAGACTACGAAAGCGAATGTGCTTTAATTCCTGAATTTGGTCAAATTGTTTGTTGTACTTTTGCTTATGAATTCCAAAATGAATTGGTTCTTAAAACTGAAACTTCATTACATGAAATCCATAGAATTTTCAGAGGATTTGTAGGTTATACACCTTGTGGATGGAATATAAAAGGTTTTGATATTCCTTTTTTGAATAAACACTTTCTTAAAAATGATTTAAAAATTCCACCTATTTTGAGCTTATGGGACCCGAAAGCAGAGGAAATAAAAAAACCTTGGTTGGTTAAAGTGTTAGATTTGCAGGAAATCTGGAAACAAAACGGCTTTAATAGTTGCAAATTCAATTCTGCATGTGTTTTTCTAGGTATCGAAAGCCCTAAGGACGACATTGACGGGTCGCAAGTACATTCTGCTTTTTGGAATGGTGAAATTGATAGGATAAAAACCTATTGCGAAAAAGATGTAATTAGTTTGCATAAAATGTATAATAAGATTATTAATAATTTGTAAAATGTACTATAAAATAGAAAATAAAGATTCTGAACTTTATAAAAAGCTATCAGAACAACGAAAAAAAGAAATCGAAATTGAAGAATCAAACAAAATTAAAATAATGGAGTTTGCAGGTTCTAAATTTGAAAATGCATTATGTTATCCACCTCAAAAATACCATAGATGTACCCTTTATACTGGTTTTTTATTTTTAGAGCCTGAAAAACTCAATCAAAATAAAATGTGGGTAAATGAAAAAAGAGAAGACCTTAAAGAATATGTAATCCCGAATCAAAGAAGTAAAAACGGTGCAATTCTACGTAAATTTTTATATGAGTTACCAAATTTTAGATATTTTGACTTATTAGATTTTTTTGAATATACTATTCCTGAAGGTGTGCCTTTTTCTTATCCTTTTATTGATTTTTCAAAAGAGAATGAAATATTATGTTTATATTTAGATAAAAATTTTAAGATTGAACACAATGATTTAATTGAAATTACAAGTAAAGAATTTTATTTATTAACTGGTAGAAAATGAAAAATAATATTATTGCAATATTAATACTATTATTTACAACAACTAATATGTATTTTGCTAAAAAAACTGGAGTAAAAACATATCCATTTTTGTTTTATGCTTCAATATTATTAATTTTATTACACGTTTATTTAACTATAAAAAAGTTATCATGAAAATTAAAAACCTATTAAAAGCTCCTTTAATCCTGCAAAAAGCAAAGGAGTTAAACATTGATTTGAGCACTTTGGACCCGAATACAAGGGTAAAACTTATTGAAGGCGGCTTACACTTCGAAGGTGAAAAAGAATGCTTTGTGAGCAAGGCAATATCCATTGAAAATGTTAGATATCTAGCAAATCAAAAAGGCTATAATGTATTTGCAGAAAAAAATATCTATACTAAAGAATTTGGATATTCTGTAAAAAAGGGAGATAAACAAGTTAGATTTTTTACAGAATTATTAGATGCTTATAAATATTTACAAGAATTAGATGATGATTATTCAAAAAAATACAATTCCTGAGGATGGGTGTTAATTTTTCATTTATATTTGCCAAAAATTATAAATTATGAATCATAATCTCGCATTAGAATACTTTAACGCAATTCATTGCAGCAGAGTAATTCCTAAAGTATTAAGTGATGGCAAAGAGTACACTCAAGAAGAAGTAATTAAGTGGTTAAATGCTACTTACAACAAGTCAGAAGATACTAGATGCTCAAGAACTTGCATGCAAAGAATTGCATTTCAAAACATTAACAGAATCAAGAACGATTTAACTAAATTAGAAAATGAAAGAATCGAACAAATTCAACCTATCGAAGGATCAGATAATGGAGAAGTATCTGGAGACAATGAAACTCCAATTAACGAAGCCAAACGCAATAAAAAAGTTAAGGACTGATTTTGGATTAACAGTCGACGAAGCTCAAGACATCATTAACGAATCTTATGCTTATTCAGCTGCTTATATGAAACCACATGCAAAGCAAATCATTCAAGATACTTACGAGTATCTTGATTTTGTATGTAAGAACTGCATGCGAATGATTGAAGAGGATAATAATGCAAATGCAGCAAGTGTTTTAGTTAAAGCATCCGTTTTAATGAAAGAAATGTTTGCGCCAGAAGAAGTTAAGGAGAAATTTCAAAAACTAGCTAATTCAAACTTCGCTTTAGTGGGTACCGATGGAAAAATAGTAGAAATTGATTTTAACAAAGCTAAATAGTGACATTCCATACCAAGCCACTCCACCCTAAACAATTAGAAATGTGCCTTTCAATCCTGACTGGCACATGGAAATATTATGTGTGTTGTTGTGGTAGAAATTTTGGTAAAACAGATTTAACTATTGAAGCAGCTTGCATGTTAATGTTAAATTATAACAATTGCAAAGTTTATTATATTTCACAAAATTACAAGCTATCAAAGGAAATTTTTAACTCTATAAAAGATAAATTTGGGATTGCTGTTTTTGGCTCAATTTCAGGTGAAGAAATCACTTTGATAAATGGAAGTAGAATAATTTTCTTTTCTTATGACAAATGGGACGGTTTAAGAGGTCATAATCATGCTGATTTTATATTTTTAGATGAGGCTGCAAAATTACCTAACGATGCGTGGAATCAAGTTGTTCAACAAATCTGTTATACACCTTCTAAAGTGATAATGTTAAGCACTCCAAGAGGTAAAAACTGGTTTTATGAGCAGTATTTGAATACTTTTAACTTCCCTAATCAGTTCGTTTACTTGTCAGGTACTACATTTGACAATCCTTTTATTCCTGAAACTGAAAAAGAAATTATTAGAAGCTATCAAGGAACAAATCTTTATTTACAAGAAACACTTGCACAGTTTATTGATTCAGGTGGTGAAGTTTTCAGTAAAGTTAATGAACTTTTTGCACTTGATTCGTATGCAAGTTACAAAAATACTTATGGAGGTGCAGACATTGCGAGAAAAACAGATAGTACAGTTCAATATGTATTCAGCGAAAAGAAAGAATTAGTATTTCATAATAGTTTTTCTGGTGTTGATTATGATCGAATTGATACATCATTTGAAACTATTTTCAAAAAGTACAATACAAAGATGCTTATTGAGGCTAATAATGTTGGTGATCCGGTTTGCGAACGACTAGAAAAGCGTTTTAGAAGCAATATTGAAAGGTGGATAACAACAGAATCGAATAAACAGAAACTTATTCAAGAGTTGATTTACACTTTAGAACATGAAGAAATAAAATTATTAAAATTGGTTAAAGGTGGAGGGATGGAGAAAGTCAAACATGAATTAAATATTTATGAATATCGATTAAATGAACGCGGTGGAATCACTTATTCAGCTCCAAAAGGTTCACATGATGACGAAGTCATGGCTTTAGCACTTGCAAATCACAAATTAAATGAAACATTAAAGAAGGGAACTTTTAAATCCTATGTTATATGAAAATAGAAGAATTAAGAATAGGAAATTATGTAAATTACTTTGAGAATGATACTATTTTCAAAGTTATTCAAATCGAATCCAATGGATTAGAGGTTAAAAACGATAAAGAATTAACTTGGATTGAAACAGAATCTTTTGAAGGCGTTCCAATTACTGAAGAATGGATGTTAAAATTTGGATTTGAAAAGAATCATAAACATGGAATTGAAAACTATGTATTTAATAATTTTACTTATTATCCAAGTAATAAACAAGTTAAGATTTATGATAGATTTGGAGGTTCGCTTTATGTTGAAAACATTGAATTTGTCCATCAACTTCAAAACTTATACTTTACAGTTAATCAAAAAGAATTATGAGAGAAATAAAATTTAATTCAAAAAGTTATCAGTTAAAAGAAAATTGGCATGATGTAACGATTGGTGATTATATTCAATTAATTGATTCAAATAATAATATTTACAAAACTATTTCAATTTTCACTGGAATAGACATTGAAGAAATTCAAAATGCAAATAAATTTATTTTAGATCAAATTGTTAAAAATCTAGATTGGATTAATCATTCAATTCCTGAAAGTAACGATTATTCAATTACCTACAAAGGCAAAAAAACCGCAATTGATGTAATGAATTTGTCATTTGGTCAGTATGTAGATTTATTGGAAATGAAACAAACTGATTTACATAAGTCAATGGCTATTTTATTAAAACCTTTCGAGTTAGATTATACTAAATATAACTGGATTGAAGAATCTGAAAACTGCAAAAGTATTTCAATAGTTGAGGCTAATAACATAGTCGGTTTTTTTTTGACTTTGCAAAAAGGCTGCAAGGAAACGATTATTTCGGAAGACTTTTTAATAAACCTAATACAGACCAAGAAACAAATAATTCGAGCGAATCACAGCAAACAACGTGGCTTGACTTACTTATTGACATTGCCGGTGGTGATGCTTCGGTTGTTTCGGCTAACTATAATGAAAATGTCATTGTAGTATTCAAAATTCTACTAAATTTGCACGATAAAAGAATGAAACAATTAATGAATATAAACCATGTCAATTGAAGAATTAGGAGAATTAATCAAAGAAGTAATTCAAGACAATGTAAATAAATTATCATTTGATTATGGTACTTTGTTTGAACTTGATACGGATGCAAATGTAGCATATCCACATGTTTTTTTAGAGTCTGAAATGTCAGGAACTCCAACTGATGATCTTTACACTGCTGAAAACAGGGTTTTTTATATGGAATTTGTGACCTTAGAAAGTACTTTTGAAGTATCAAATTGGAATAGATTAAAGGCAATTAGCAAAATGCAACAGATTGCAATTCAGGTTTATTTAGAATTAAGGTTTAGACTTCAAGAAATTGGAGACGATAATTTAAGAATAATTAATTGGATTTCGATTGAGAATCAAAACTATAATAAATTAGCTGGCGTAAGGGTGCAATTTGAATTTTTAACACAAAATGAATTATGCGAAGTAGACCAGATTTATTAACTCCAATTGCAAAAAGTTATATTGAAGTGGTTAATTTAGAGCGCAAATCTGTAAATTTACCCCCTTCTGAGATGGACTTTCAAGTAAATGAAAAAACTGGAGAAATAAAGTTTATTATTCCTGAAAAAGAAATCGTACAAGACTCAGGACGTCGCTCAGGGGCTCGAAAAGTTCCAACTAACGTATTAATTAAGTGGATGAAAAAGTCAGGCATAACGACTGAAAATAACAAAGTATTTGCAATTCAACAAGCTATTTTCAAAAATGGAATTCGAGCGAAAAGATATTTAGAAAAATCAAAAGAATCTGCAAATGAGATAGTAAATGAAATATTGAGCATTGATTTAAGTGAATTGTTAACTGAAAAAATTAAGGAAGTATGAACGAAATAGAATTTCAAAAATGGAAACAGAAATTTATATTAAACCATTTAGCAGATAATATTTATTTTTGCGCTTTTGTAGAAAATAAAAGCAAATCAGACCCAAAAAAGCCTGAATTAAGCATATGGACAACACAACCCATCAACGCACTTAAAACACAAAATCACTTGTAAAAATGAAAAAACTGATTAAATTATATTACAAAATTAATAACACACTATTCAAAAGAAAACAAATATTAAAAGTAATAGATATTCTTATTGATAGTAGAAGACATTATTTTTTTGAATGTATAAAAGCATATGCAAATAATGAAATTGAAAGTTATGAGTATTATAAAGAAAAATGGGAACATTACAGATTATTAATTGAAGAAAAAAGAAATAGTATTTTTTAATAATGGCAAGAACTAAAATTCATAAGGAAAAAGGACGTTGGAGAAATGGATTTCAAGAAGAAGTTTCTATGAAATTAAGGCTCCATTGGTGGAGAAGAAACAATGATATAGATTATTTTAGACATTTGCGAAAAAGCATAATGGAAAAAGACTTAAACAAAGATATGCAATTAGAAATTAATCACTTGTAACCATGGCAAACGTAAATCAAACAACAGTTCCAGATACTTTAATTTCACTTAAAAATATACGTCCTGGATTCAATGAAATAATCTTTGGTTATAATACTGAATTCTTAGGAGGTATTCAATATCCTGCCCTTTATGGAATTAATTTTAGTTCTGCATATGGTAGTGGAACTGACTTTACCGCTTTAGATGGGGACAGTATTACTATTGCAGGGGAAAAGATATATTTTAGAGACAATCCAAAATTTGGAGAGCTTACAAGTTCTGCATTTAGCTCAAGACAACAGGCAACTTTAGAGCTTTATAGAATTTTAATTTTGCATCCAACTTTGAAAAATAAGTATCAAACTTCTTTAGTCAATGATTCTCCAGGTTATGACCACATTATTCTAGTTGCAAAGTTAAAGACTGAATTACTTGAAATAGTTGTAACACTTTCGGCTGGTATTTCGAACATGTATTTAGATTCTGCATTAAATGCAGGTTCTTCTAATTATTATGGTGGTGATACTCCTAATTGGTCAATGTTTGTTCAATTATTTGCGGTTACTGATAATGATAAACGTGATTTAATGGACACAAATTCATTTTCTCCAACATTTATTTATGAAAATATTATACTTGAAAAACAATGGGAAGGATTAATTGATAATAATGTTGATAATTCAGAAGAAAAAATAATCAATTTTGATTTTTCAGTATTTTTGAGAAATTTTGTTAGTGTTGATTCTCCTTTTAATCAGTCTTTTAAGTTCCAATTATGCAAAAATGCAATAGTTAGATATTACTATATTTACGGTGAAAAATTAAACGGTATTTATTACGAAATTGCTGGCAATACTTTCAAAAGATATGCGCATTATAGCGAATTAAGTCATAAAATTAACCCTTATTCAAGACTTCCAATTTCTGATTCTGTTTATTTAACGAATGATTTAGACACTGCTTTTTTAAGATATTGGAGACGTGGAGCGGGTATTGTTGCAAGTCCTTATAATTTAGTTGATTTCCTTACAAATCAGCCTGAAAACGTTAAAATTCAAATAGATCAAGTTCTATTTTTAAGCTTTATTTATGATTATGTAAAGTTTGACAATGGAGAAACAGAAGGAGTAAAGCAAAACACTAAAGTATTTTTAGAATTTGATCTGTATTTTGTAGATGGTACTTCAATTTTAGCTACTGACTTAAATAGATCACTTACAACAGTTTCGTATTTCACTCAAAATTGTGTTGAAGCTACTTTAGACATGACTTTAATCGATTTTTACGAAGCGACTCAAGTTTCACAAGTTGAAAAAATAGTTTATAGAGTTAAAGAATACAAAGCAACTGAATTACAAAGTACTGCAAGAAGTGTAACAAATGATATTACTTTTGTAATTGACAACGAACACAGGGATTTTAAATCTAATTCAAGGCCACAAATATTGTTTTTGAATCAATTGGGTGGATGGGATTCTTTAGTTAGCTTAGGAGATATTTCAGAAAGTACAACAGTTGAAACAATAGTATATGAAAAAAATAAATTGTACCCAAATCAATATTCAATTGAAACAACTTTAGACTCTAATAATGATGTTGTTGATAGGGAAATATTAGAAGTAAATAATGATAAAACTATCACTTTTCAAACTGATTACCTAAATAAAGAAAAACATGCATGGTTGTTGGAGTTGTTGGAAAGTGAAAAGATTTATTATTATTCAAAATCTGAATGGATTAGAATTCAAATAACTAGTACTGATTATACAGATGTATATTCAGAAGACATGCAACGTTTAACCTTACAATTAAAGCCCCTTTTAGATGTTTGAGATTAAAATTAATAATAGAAAAGTTGATTATATCAGTTCAACTAACTTTCCTTTTTTGTTATCAATTGAGGAGGTTTTTGATCAAATCAATAAAAGAGGGGGTGAAAGTACATACACTGTTCAACATCCAAATACTCCAAATAATCGAAGTATTTTCAAGATTAATCAATACCATAGTTCAACTTTTAACTTTTATAGTACTGAAAAATTCGAATATATTGTAACAAAAAATGGTACTGATATTTCAAGAGGTTTTGCAACTATTCAGAAAATAACGCGCGATTTTATAGAAATTGTCTACATTGGAAATAGTGTAAACTGGATTAATTTAATAGGCAAAAAGAAACTTAGAGATATACAATCTTTTGCAGATTATCCATTTGATGGAATGAATGAGATTTTGAATAATATTGATTCTTATATTGCTAATCCTTCAACTCACTTTGATTTTTACGATGTGATTTTCCCACTTGTCGCATATGGTAATTATTTTTTACCTTATTGGAAAAACACTACATTAAATAAATACATTGATACAACTGACTATTCTGCACTATTGGCAGACCCTACAGGCTTTCCAAGTTGGAGAAGCAATATAAATGGAGTAGATGTAAACGGCCCACAAATACAAGGTACTAATGGACAAGTTCCACACTTATCATTTGAAGACATTCCACCGGCTTTTAGCTTTGTAAACATATTTAGAAAGATATTTGAAGACATTGGCTGGTCGGTAGGGGGTCGCTTTTTGGAGAAAGAAGAAACTAAAAAACTTGTTTTACCTGCAACTGGCTTAAAAGATATAATTTATAATTGGGGCACTTTAGGTTACTATGAGATAACGCAAAATATTTCAATGACTACAGTAATTGTTGATGCTTTTGATGTTCAAAATTTTACGCCTGTAAATGACCCTCTTTTGCCTTTTCCAATGAATGAGTATACTATTGGTTATTTAGGGGTAACTTCTCCAATTGCGAGAATTGCAGGTGTAACTGTTGATGATCGCGGATGGATGGGGACAAATCCACAAGTTTACGGTGACATTTTCATTCCTGAAGATGGAGAGTATCAAATCGACTGGAGTATACAGGGCGAATTAAGCACTTTAGTAGATTATGCAATTCCACCAGCAACTGGCCCTTATACAGTATTTCCGATTGTGGGTTTATTTCCTATTGAAACGCTCGATCAATTAGATTTAATTGAAAGTGCTACACAAACACAAATTACGCCAGATTCAACGTATATTCTTAATCCTTATGCAAGTAAGGTTTTAGTTAAAAGTAATGCTGTTACTGATAGTTGGAACACAATATATTGGACACCAAACGCTCAAACAGTTTTCAATTATTCAGAATCTCAAAGTTTTAGAACTAGGTTAAAAAAGGGTCAAATTTTAAGATTCTTGTTTATTTATAAAGATTCAATTAATCCAAATGTTAATCAAGAAATTTCAACATTTAACTTATCAATTGAAAATTTAACTGGTGACATTGATTTTAAGATTGCAAAAAACTTGCCAGATATGCAACAAATCGACTTTGTTAAATCTGCAATTAGTATGTTTAACTTAAAATATACTTCTGATAATGATAATAAAATAATTTATTTTGATGAACATGAGGACTTCTTTTTGCCTTCAATTGTCAATCTAGATTTAACAGAATTAACAGATACAAAAAACATTTCAACTTATCCTAATGAGGTTGCAAAGAAATACACTTTTAGATATAACAATGATTCAACAGATTTTTTAATTAACCAGAACTTAGATTTTAATTCTTATGTTGAAACTCCTATTCATTTAAGTACAATAGATGAACAGGAAATAACTTGCAATTATTCAGCTACTCAAATACAACAGTTTCAATTAGTTAGAAATTTGAATAAAGCCGGTGCAGATTTTGTATTTAATGAACTTTCAAGGCCTGCATTTACAAGTGTAAGAACTTTAGAATTGCCAATAATAGCAGATGCAACGCACTTTAACTGTCCTCAATTTGGAGAGGGTTATGAAAGCTGGGTTTATTCGTACGTGCCTCGAATTATGAGAATAGCCGATGTTTTGGATTTAGATCAATTTAAGATTCCTGTTAGAATTACTCCCGACGCTTTATTTTTTAGGCAAGAATTTTTAACATTAAACAATGAAAGTTTGGATTGGGAGACTCTATACATGAATCAATATTACAATTGGATATTAAATTTACAATTAGGAGATCAAAACGAGGTTTTAATTTACATCAATGATTATGTTTATTCAAAGATAAAAAACAACATGTTAATTAAAATTTCAGGAGTTTTATATTACTTGAAAAAACTAGAAAATTACAATCCTGCAAAGGACGGTTTAACAAATTTCATTCTAATAAAGAAGGTTTAGGTTTTATTTTTCATACTTTATTGAGGGGATTTTTTAATCCTCTTTTTGTTTATTCAAATTTAATTTTTACTTTTGCAAACATGAACACGAAAATTTTATTATTCGCTTTTGGCTTTGCTCCTATGCTTCAATTTATTGAGAAATACATTTGGGACGATTGGAGCTTTTTATTATTCATGTGCCTTTTAGTGTCTATAGATACAGCTTCAGGAATGTTATTTGCATGGAAAGAACATAATTTTAGTTCTAAAAAAATGCAATCGCTATTGATTAAAATAGTGGTTTATGGCTTGACTTTGGTCACTGTTCACATTATTTCAGCTTTTACAGTAAAGAATCAACCGAATACGATGTTAGCAGATATTTTGCCATTTATGGACTCAATTATGTATTCTTTTTTAGTATTTAGGGAAGTATTAAGCATAAATGAGAATATGGGAAAATTAGGTTATCCAATGTTACCTAAGTTTATTTTGAAAAGATTTGCAGATTTTGACGAAAACGGATTAGCTAAAAAGAATGAAACTCAAGAAACTCCAAAAGTTTAATGAAAAAATATTTTACTGTATTTTTTAGTTGCCTATTAATTACATTTCTTTCAACTGTTTATATTAATTCAGTTGCAAATAAATTAATTATGCTCGCTGTTGTTTCTGATTTTATAGTTCCTTTTTTGAATGATTATTTTTATAAAGAATTCATTGAAGAGGATAAAAATCAACGTTGGAAGTTAACACTTAGTAAAGCTTTAGGATATGCAATAGGAACTTATATTACTTTGAAAATGATATGAAAAATAAAGAAGAAATAAAATACAAGCACTTAGGAGAAAGAATGTATTATGAGGCTGCTGAAATTACAAATAACAAAGCTAAGAAGTTTAATGAATTTAGAATTGTTGACAATGTTACTGGAATAGTTTTGCAAAATGTAACAATGCAAAGGAAGTTTGTTTATTGTGATGCAATGGTCAATACTTTTCCGTATGTAGATAAAAATGGAGTTGAGTTATGGGAAGGCGATATTTTAACAGATGGAGTAAATACTTATAAAGTTGGTTATTCTAGTTATCCAAGTAAATTAAATCCCTATTTAATGAATCTAGAAACTGAATTACCAGAATATATTGGTAAATTAAAAACACTAACAAAGATATGACTAAAAAAGAATTTATACTATGCATCATTGCTGGGGTAGTTGCCTTTATACTTGGAATGAGTACTGTTAAAGTGAAGATTGTTGAAGTTCCTAAAACTGATACGATCTACGCAAAGCAGCCTTATAAAATTGATACATTGCGAGTGAAGTCACCACCTGAAAAAGTTATCATTTATAAACATGATACGGTAATTCGGGAGATAGTCGAACGTGATACACTCATTTTATCAATCAGGAATAAAAAAAAACGTATTGAAGTCGATCGAATTGCACCAAATGGATTGATTCAAACGGAAGTGCATAAATTAGGCTTTTTGAATACCTATTCAATAAATCATAAGGGTAACGTAAAGATAAAGCGATACAAGGCAGCTAAATGGATAGTTGGAATTGCAGCAACTTCTTTAATTGGATTTGTAACATATAAAACCCTCCTAAGAAATTAAGAGGGTTTTTTGGTTACTTTTTGAAACTAAATGCTTTTTGAAAGTCTTCTATTTGCTTATCTGTTAATTTTGTACTTTCATCTAAACAAATCCAAGTTTTTGAATTTTGTTCATGAAATTTATTTTCCCACATTTTATTTTCTTTTTCTAAAGTCTCAATCCTATAAAGGAGATACTCAATTGTTTTCTGTTCTGTTGTCATTTTTTATCAATTTCGTCTAAAATATCAAATCTCATTTTTTATTTGTTTAAATTATCGTATAAATGAAACATGTTTTGAATTTCAAAATATTCACTAAAAGATAATCTTTGATAAGTATCTGGATAGATAAATGCATAAATTTTAGTTCCTACTCTTCTATAGGTTTTATTGAATTTTATAAACCAAAAATATGTTTTTTGAGTTGTCATTTCTTGATATTGTTTTTCTTCTTTATAATCAATTACTCTCATTCTAATTTACTTTTAATTGTTTGCTAATATACTTTCTCTTTTTAACTCTAAATCGATTAATTTTAATTCTAAACAAATTAATCTATATTCGTTATCCAACATTTGGATTTCAATTTTGTTTATTTCAGATAGTTCTTGAGTTAATATTCTATCTATAATTTCTTTTTGGATTAATTTTTTTCTTTCAACTAAATAAGTTAATCCACTCGTTCCCCTTACTAATCTTTCAAATTCCATACCAATAACTCAAAAATATTTTTAGGTTGTTCTAATCTTACATCTAGCAACTTTGTACACTCTAAAAACTGATTAATTGCATAAATAGCTCCCAAATTGCAGTTTTCATTTATAATCTTTCCACCATATGCTAAAGTAATAAATGTTAATCTATGTCTTTGATCAACAATAAAACGGAATGATTCAAATTCTTGAAACGTTTTTGCAAACTCTTCAATAATATCAATGTCATGATAAAGCTCTAATCCATTTTCAATTCGCTCTTTACATTGATGGACTAGTAAAGCTGTTACGCTCTCGGGTTTAGCTTTTAAGGCTGTCCTAACTGTCATAGGGGTTATCTGTAACCAAGCTGCAATTTTATCATTTTGCAGCTTGATTGTGTTACGCTCTTGTTTTGTCATATTAAATCTGAATTTATTTTTTCTTTCCTTGCTAAAATAAAATCTTGCATTGGTTTATTTTTTTTCAATATTTCTTTATAAAATTCTTTTATATTAATTGCAAAAAACTTTTTAGGACCTATTGAATTCTATTTATACTCTTTTTTTAAGCATCAAAATGAGTAAACGTAATTTAATAACGTTTTTTTTTTACGTATTTTTTTTACAAAAAATCCTATCTATTTTAATAAACTTATTCTTTTCATTTGTTCTTTTAGTTCGTCTGAAACAACAAACTCGGTTTGTTTATCATTTACAATTCCACCCTTTTCAAAGTTATTTACATTTTTCAAGTCTGTATAAACCTCTAATGATATTTTAATTACTTGAAATGATAACTTAAGTAATTCATTTTGTTTTTTCAAATCCTCAACTTGATTAAGGAGGTTTTGAATTATTTGATCTTTAGTTTCTTCTGTCATATTTTAAGCGGGCAAATAGCCCCTAAGGGCGTATATTTGCATTTGGGTTATTTACTGTAAGTATTTACTAATCTAATTTGAATCCAAGTTTCGTTATCTAACATGTTTTATCTGCCTAAATGTCTAAATGTTATTTCGTTATCTTTATATTTCATTAATAAATCAATTGCATATTGAATTTGTGGATTTTCTATACAATAAGTAGTTTTTATTTTATTAGCTAATTCTAGATAATTTGTTACATATAACTTTCTATCAAAATTAAACATAGATATTTCTTTAGCTAAGAACCTAAACGAATTTAGAACGTATTGAATATTATTTGATGCTTGCATTTGGGTTAATCTTCTTTTCCATTTTTTTCTATTCGTTTTATTTATGATACAAATATAGAGGGTTTAATTTACAATTGCAAATAATTATTAAATATTTTTTTTCAATTACTTATAACTCATTGATAATCAACACAATTATTTTTGTATTATTTTATTATTTAATTTTGCGATATGGCTAATGAAACAACATTCTCAATAAAGTTTGATGGTTACGAAAAAACTTTCAAAAATATAAACGAGCTAGTCGGGGGGCTGGCTGACATGAAACAAGAATTAGCAGATTTGGAGAAAGAGTTTGCAAATGCTGAATTTGGATCAGCTGAATGGGACAATCTCAATAAGCAAATTGAAAAGACTAACAACTCTATTAAGGAATTTGAAAAACAAGTTTCGGAAAGTTCTGCAATTACTAACACTGCAATTCAAAAAACATTGAAATTGCAGGAAGAATCTATTAAACAAAGTGAAGAAACTGCAAAAGCATTTGAAGAGGCTTTCAGTCCTGAAGCTATTATTGAATTTTCTGCTAAGGCTTCGGCTGCTTTTATTGGATTAAGTGAAGCTTTTGGAGGGACTGGTGGGGCTGCTGAAAAATCAATTGAAAGAATTCAAAAAGCTTTAATTACAGTTAATGCAATTAAAGACAGTGCAGAGGTTGCAGTTTTGAGTTTTAAGAAGTTCAAAACTGGTTTAGATAGTTGGAGTGATTCACTTGCAAAAGGTGGTAAATCTGCAACGCTATTGGGTAAAGGAGTTGATTTACTGGGTAAAGGATTAAAAAGTCCTTTAGTGATTCTAACTGCAATTATTGGAGTTGTAACTGCTTTAACATCTGCATTCGGTAATTTAGCAAATGTAATTAATTTTGTTAGTGATTCGGTTGCTGGTTTGATTTCTGGATTTAAGGCTCTTATTTCTTTTGAAAATCCTTTAACTGCTTTTAATAATGAGTTTGAAAGACTAGGAAAGCAAAGAGACTTAGAAAAACAATTTCAGGATTTACAAATTGAAATTGCAGACACTTCTAAAGTTTTAGCAAACTTAAATAAAGAACTTGCAATTGCTACGAGTTTTGGAGAAAAAAGAAAACTAACAAATGATATTTATGAACAAAGTAATGCAATAATTGAAAAGGAAATTGGATTACTTTATGAACTTGAAAAACTTGAAACAGATCAAACTAAAAGAGACGAACTATTATTGCAAAGAATCGCAAAGAAAAACGAATTAATTCAATTAGAAACTCAGTTTATTTTAGACAATAGACAAATTACTTTAGATTCAATTAACAGTATTACTGATGCTCAAACTATCCAAAACGCTACTAAAATAAGATTACTTGAACAAGAACTTTTATTCAATACAGCGAATGCAAAGAAACAAGAGGAATTAGTAAATAAAAGCGTTGAGGCTGATACTAAGGCTGCAAAGTTCAAAATAGCTAATTTGGAAGCATTAAGCTTTTTAGATGAATCTTTAACTAATGAAATTGCAGCATTAAAAGAAGAAGTTGCATCAAAGGAATTAGCAGGATTAAATCGTATTCGAGCTATTAAAATAAATGCTGCTGAATTAGATAGACAACTTTTGCAAGCTACTCAACAAATTCAATTGCAATTAAATGAAAAAGAATTAGAGTTCATTGACATTCGTACGCAAAAAGGAATTGAAGAAGCTGAAAAGTTAATTAGATTTAATCAAACTGCAAAGGAGAAAGAAATTCAAATTTCAATTGATGCTCTTAATAAAATTGGTAAACTTACAGATGAAGAGGAAATTAGAAAAATTAGTTTGCTTAATGAATTGACTCAATTAAAAATAGATGCAGATCAAAAAGTTTTAGAAGTATCTTTGGAAAATCTCGCATTATTAGCTGAAGCTGAAAACAATCAATTGAATTTAAGAGAAAAGCAACTTCAAAAAGTATTTGATTTGCAGGAAGCAAATAGTAAAGAAGAACAAAGATTGCTTAATTTATCGATTCAGCAAAATGAAAAACGATTAAACCAAGTACGAAACATTTTTAACATTGGTAAAATCTATAAAGATATAATTGCAGATACTAACAAAATCTATGATGACAATTTTAATCAATTGCAAGCCAATAAAGATTTACAACTTGAACAACTTGAAATTGAAAAGAAAAGATTAGAGATTCAAATCAAGCAACTTGAACAAACTAAGAATAAAAATTCTCAACAGTTGCAGGATTTAGAGAAACTTAAAAAAGAATTAGAATCGTTAAATGGTGAAGATGTTGTTATTAATTTAGAATTCAAAACAGGCAAAGAAGCTAACGAATCTGAAAGAAAAGCTGCAGTTGATGCTAAGAAAAAAGAAGCGGTGCAGGCTGAAATTGAAGCTGGTTTGGCAGTCGCTCAAGGCTTAGCAGATGTTTCGCAAATTATTATTAATCAACAACTTGAAAACTTACAGCAAAGATTAGATGTAATTAATGAAGCTAAACAGAAAATAGATGAACAAATTAGTTTACTTCAATCTAAATTAGAATCTACTCAAAATGAGATTGATACGATTAACACTCAATTAGAAACTGCAAAAGGAAGTGAACGCGACTTTTTACAAAATTCACTTAGTCAGGAATTAGAATCACGTGCAAAAATTGAGCAAGCTATTCAAAAAGAAGCTGCTGCCAAAAAGCAATTAGCATTAGATGAGGAAAAGATTAGACAGCAACAAATTAAAGCGCAAAGACTTGCAACACAAGTGCAAAGTGTTTTAACCCTTGCTCAATCAGTTGGAGCAATTGCAAGTGCTGCAGCTCAAAGTGGTGCAGGTGCCCCTGTAATTATTCCTTTAGTTGTTGCTGCTTTGGCTGCTGGTTTTGCTGCTGTTAAATCATTTGTTAAGTTTGAACGTGGTGGACTTCTTAAAGGCAATTCACATGCTCAAGGTGGTATAAAAGGAACTGGAGCATTTAATAATATTGAAGTTGAAGGTGGTGAGTTTATAGTCAACAAACGTGCGACCATGCAAAATTTACCCTTCTTACAAAAGATAAATCAAACTTTTGAAGCCGGTGGAACATTAGGCAAACCCGCAACTCAGATGTTTAATGAAGGGGTGCAAAGTGAAATTAATAAAAATAATTTGGTAGAAGCCTTTAAATCTGTAAATTTGCAGATTGGAGTGGTAGATGTAGTTGAAGGTATTGATAGAGTAAATAAAATTAATTTAATGAATAGTATAGGATGATATTAACACAAACACCTTTGAAAAATTGCGGGGGTAATTCTAAAGGATTACAAAAGATTTTGTTTTGTGACTATTCATTTTATGAGGGGTATAATTTAGATGGTGATGGAATTATCACAGCTCTAAGAGGTTCTCAGGACTGGTTATATTGGAAGTTATTGGACTTGCCAAATTGCGAGTTTACAGAAACCGAAGTCAATGGAAACTATTTGCAAACTCTAACGTTAACCATTCAGGGAACATCAAATGAAATTAACAACGCTCTTAAGCAATTGAAAGCGACTGAAATAATCTGCATCTTTTTAGACTCAAATGGGAAATATAAATTCATAGGAGAAAATAAAATAAAAATGATTGCAAAAGAAATTAAGATAGGAGAGAACGTTTATAATTTTACACTTCGTACTATTGGAGACGTTACTGCAAAAGAAGTTCTAAACTCATATGGAAAAACATTATGAAATTAAGTTATAATGATCCTGTTAATAACTTTGATAATATAGAAGAGATTTTAACTAATGGGTCGCAAATTACTCAAGTAGCTGGAACAGTTACTGCAAACACATCATTTAATCCTTTTCAAATTGACGCTTCGGGAAGGCAAAGAGTTTCACAAATGACAACTCTTTTAACTGGTAAATTATTAGGGGAAGACGATTTACAATTGTTTCAAAATGTTGGAACTGGTACAGCGACTTATGGAAGTAATAAAGTAAATTTAGCTGTTACTAGTGGACAGTACGAAATTAGACAAAGCAAAAGATTCAATCCATATTTTGATGGCAAATCTCAATTGATGGAATTTACTTTTGATAATTTCCAAACTGAATCAAACACAACAAAAAGAGTGGGTTATTTTTCTTCAAATGCTGTCGCTCCTTATGATTCAAATTTTGATGGATTCTTTATAGAAGACAATGGAACAATTAAAAGTCTTAAAGCGTACAGAAACGGAACTTTAACAATAGATGTTCCATTTACTTCGATGGATAATTATGCTGCAATAGCTTCGCAAAATTGGAGTAACTTTAATGTAATTGCATTTGATTTCCTTTGGCTTGGTGGTACTCATTTGCGTTTCTTTGTTATGACTGCAAACGGTTTTGAATTGATTCATACATACAAATATGCAGGGACCACAACAGATACTTTTATACTTTCTCCAAATCAACCCGTTCGTTATGAAATTAGATCAACTACTGGAACGGGTTCATTTAGATATATTTGTTGTCAAGTTGCAACGGAGGGAAGTATAAATGAAGGCGGTAAAACTCTTTCAGTTGTAAATTCAACTGCAATGACAACAAATAATATAGGAACTATTTACGCATTGAAAAGCATTCGTAAGCAAACCGCATTTAGAGATGTTGCAATTCAAATTCTAGACATTGCAGTCGGAATAAACTCAACAACTGATTCAGGATTAATAATGCTTTTTGTTAATCCTACTATTGCGGGTGCAGCAACTACATGGACTACTATTGGTAAAATTGAACAGGGTGCGCATGTTGCAGCGAATACGATTACAGCCAGTTCGGGTCGCTTAATTGCAGCCGTTCCAACTTCTAACTTTGCAGGGGTTACCAACACAATGAAGGAAAACTTTTTGAGTTTCTTAAGCTCGCAAATAGATAATACTTTGGATGTATACACACTTGCATACATGCCAACTTCAACAAATCAAAATGTTTACGGAGTTATAAATATTAAAGAATTTTAATCATGGCAATTAATTTTACAGTACCTGCAAATGGATATTTATTTGATGTAACAGGGCAGCCAGGTGCAGGAACATTAGTACCTCTTTTTAGGTTTCGTTCTAAAGATGGTTCAATTGCAATAGTAGATTTATATAATGATCGTATTGCTTATACAGACATGCAAGGGACAAGTTATAACTTTTCTTATGATGGTACTCAATACCCTCAACTATTAATAAATGGTGTTGCATCAAGTTCAAACTTAGATTTATTTAACGATTTAATAGCATTATTATAAAATGAAAGTAGTTACACAAAACTCAAACTTAGTCAATGAAATTACAGTAGTTGACACAACTAACGTTAATATTACGTTGCAAATGCCAAGAGCGACTTTTGCAGAAAGAAACTTTAAGGTTATTAAAATTGGTGCAGGTTCGCTTGTAATTAATTGCGGTGATAAAACCCTAATCGATGCAAGTACTTCAAAAACAATTACAGATTCAAATGTAATTATTGATTTGGTTTATCAAAACACAACTGATAATGTAAATATTATTTCGCTTGTTTCTGGTGTACCTGGTGGTGGAGGTGGTGATACTGGATGGACTTTAGACGCTTCTGTTACTTACTTGAATGATTCTTTAGGATTAGGTGTTGAAAATTACGCTACTACTACAGAATTTGCAGAATACATGTGTATAGTTGATACAAGCTCGGGTGACGTTACAGAGGATTTGACAAGTGCAGAAACTACCTATCCTAATATATTTAAGTTCATCAAAGTTGCAGGAGTGTCAAATTTGATCTTGCAAAGTACTCAAGGTTTTGATATTGGAGGAAATGAATTATTAGTTTCTGATTTTTGTATACTTTTCAATGATACAGTTGGTCCAGTTTGGCAAGTACTTTACAATACAGAATACAAAACTAAAGTAGTTGATATTAGTTCTGCTGAAATTTTAGCCATGGGAACTACTCCAATTGAATTACTCCCAACTCCTGGAGTTGGCAAGTATTACGAAATTGAAAACATTATTCTTGAATACACACATGTTTCATCACCTTACAGTACATTTGCTAGTTTAGCTTTTTTACTTGGAACTAATCCTTTATTTTATATTGATGGAATGATTACCGTTTCATCAAATAGTTTCAAAAAAGGAACAGATACTCAATTTCTTGCAAATTTATTGAATACTGCATTAAATCTTTCAACTGCTGACAGTTCAGATCCAACACTAGGAGATGGAACATTAAGAGTAATTATTAAATACAAAACTAGAACTTTTGGAGCTTAATAAATGAAAAGCGAATCAATAACAATAAGTGAAAGCGTTAAACTATCCAGCGAAAAAATAAAATTCGAAGATGGTGGATGCTTACCTTGGAATCCAATACTTTGGGAGCAGCTTCGTGCTGCTTCCGATCATGATTCAATACTACGTGCAAAAGTTACTTTAACAAAGGGCAACGGATTTATTTATGAATACAATACGGAAGAAGAAAGAATCTTTTTTGAAAACTTCTTAGAGCCTATGACAGAATCTATTGCATGGGACTTAGCAGTTTTTGGAGGATTTCAATCTATTCTAATTGGCTCAAAGGATAAAAAAAGCATTGCAGAAACTTATCACCAGCCAATCGCACAAATGCGAATCAAAAACTATGTTGATTATCCAGAAGAAGTTATTATAAAAGATACATGGGTAAGAGGTAAAATTAAACCTACTTTTGAAAAAACGTATAAGATTGCAAATCCGATGCCTCGCACGAATATAATTTTAGAATCCTTGCCTAAAGAATCTATTTATTATCATTTTGACTATAGTCCTGGACAATCATTAATTTATCCATCTCCAACTTACATTAGTGCTGAAAATGCCCTTAAAACTGCAATTCATCATTCTCAATATAACTTAAAGATTGTTGAAAACGGTTTTTTCCCTTCTGTTATTATTCAGATTGAAAACATGCCAGATCAATTCAATAGCGATTACCCTCAAGAGGCTGGTGTTTCAAACCCTGAATATAAAAGCCTAATGGATAACATCAAATCTTTGTGGATGGGGACGGAAAACGCTGCTAAGGCTGTTATTATTGATAAGAAAGGAGAAAAAGGAATTATTATAGATAAAGTAGAAGCAACTAATAACGTTGATTTATTGAGTCAACAAGAAGACAGAATGACTCAAAAAATTATGACTTCGCACGCGTGGAATCCTATTTTAGCAGGTTTTAGTGGAACGGGTACGATGTCAGGAAATGCGGGTGAAATGAGCAATGCAATATCTTTAGCACTTGATACGATCATTAAACCACAACTACAAAACAAAATTCTAAAGTGTTATAAAAATATTCTTAGATATAACGGTTTTAGTGATAAAGTTGTTTTTGCTCAATGTGTACCTACTCAGTTTATCTTTGGTTCTGATATTCTTTTGAAAATCACTAAGATAGATGAATTAAGAAAGATCATAGGTTTTAATCCTTTAGAGAATGGAGAAGGCCAATACATTGCAGAAAGTTCTGGAATTAAAGCAACTACAGTTCCAATTTCTCAAAATGAGACAAACGCAATCTATCAACCTATTGAAAATTATACAAGTATTAACGGTTCAGTTTTCAAGAAAATATCATGATTAATAACATAAAATACATAAATAAATCAGACTTTGCAGAATTTAGCCAAATCTCTAATAACATTGATTGGGAGTGGCTAAGTTCAAACATTACCAATGCACAAACTGATTACGTAGATAGAATTCTTTCGCAGCCTTTAGCAAACGAATTGAAGCGTTTGATTTACATTCAAAAAATTCAACCTTTAATCACTGCAAGTTGTTCAAATAACGTTCTAACAGTTACAGCTAATGTAGGGGGCTCTATTCAAGTTGGTGATGAGATTATATCAATAGCTAAAATTAAGGCTGAAAAAGAACTTGAAAAGCTTTTAGAGATTCAAACCCCTAATCAAAAGGACTTGGATAGAATTGCAGTTTTAGAGGCTGAAATTTTGACTTATGTAAAAAACAATAGCTTTATTGTTTCAGGTTCTGGACCTTACACGATTGAGATTGAAGGGAATGAATCTTATTTGCAAACTTTTGCATCTCAAGAATTGCAGCTTATTAATGACAATATGCGACTATTGCAATATGTAAAGCAAATTACAGTTCTTAGAACTCTTTATGTTTGCATTCCTTTTCTATGGGCTAAGGTTAACAATCAAGGTATTAACACTGCAACAAGTGATAAAATTAATGCTATTACTAAAACTGACGTTGAATGGTTAATTGCCAATATTGAAAATACTGCTCAATTAAGAGAAAGTTCTTTAGTTGCATTCTTAGAAAATAATCAAACAAAATACCCTCTTTACGTACCTTTAGAAGCGAAAAATTGTAATAAGGTGCAAAAAAATCATGGAATTATTTTTTATTAAATTTTTTCTTCTTTACTTTGTAATTCTATTCGTATATTTTTATTGATACTTGAACCCTTGCACATGTGAGGGTTTTAATTTAATTGTTATGAAACTAAAAAAGCTAATTAAAAAGCTCAAAAAGAAAAAAAAAGTTATTCCACAAAAAGAAGATTTATTGATTTCTTCAAAACTAGGATTAACAAATCAATATGTAAATTTAATTGTAGACTATAATATTCCAAGCGGTTACAAATTATGACAAAACAACTTCAAACATTCCTTAACTACTTTCTAGAGACTAATTTAGAGGTAGATGGTATACAAGGCGAAAAAACAAACTTAGCTATTCGGGACGCAATAACCAAGCTTCAAAGAAAATTTGCAAAGGAAAAATTAATCTGGAATAGTGATTTTAATTTTATTGGAATTAGAACAGATCACGACTTTGATAACACTTTTGATGACTGGTTTGTAGTCTTTGCTTATGGAACTCTTTTGGCTGTCCCTGCTAGTACTGCGGCCGGTTTAAGCGAAGCAATTAAAAACGCTACTCTTAATGTTGAAGGTATTACTGGAGTCGCTATACTTGCACCTAATCAACAAATTGACTACCTTTTAGTCCAGCCTAATGATACAACGTTCTGGAATCCACAATGGACTGGAGGTATTGGATTTTTATATCAAGACAAAGAAGTTCGCATTTATAGAGATAACGATGGGGACTCTCAACAGGATTACTTGCAACCTCAAACAGGTTACTTTGGAATCAATGTGCATTCTTGGATTAACTTCAATGGTGAACAAGTCGGGAACTTATCTCAAGGATGCCAAGTAACTCAATACTGGTTTTGGGTACCTCTATTTGATTTAATTAAACGTTTCGCACACAACAAAAGAATTATTTATACATTATTACAATGGTAGTCGATACAAACTCATTCTATTACGCTAACCTTACAAGCAAACAAGCTTATAAGCACGTAATCAATAATGAACTTTCTATTGAAGATGCAAAGCCTCTTTTAAGTGATTACCACAAGAAGAGGCTTAAAATCTATGAAATG